TCTAGTGCTAGTTCCATTAGTCTCATCCCAGTAATAAATATTGCCTGCTCTTGGATTTATAATTAAATCTTCTCCAAAAGCATCGTGTGACCACAATCTTAACTGTCCAGTTTCTGTTATTGAGGTTCCTGAACCCCAAGTGCCACCACCCCATGTTCCAGCACCCCAACCTGTCGATGCTACAAAAACATCTAGTCCTACATTTATTTGATAAGTACCTACAACAGAAGACCCGCCATTACCGCTATCTGAGGAGTTTGCAGTAACTGTAGAACCAGAAGTATCTTTAGCTTCTATGGTGTAACTGTTTGCATTTACTATGGTTGCTATTTGATATTCTTGATTAAGAACAGCAGCAGTAATGTTGCCACCTAAACTAGATGCACCACTAAATGTAACAAAATCGCTTTTCACAGCACCATGACCTGTATCTGCAACTGTTATAGTTGCATCGCCATTGCTTGCAGAAAATGTTACGTCCCCCGCACTTGTGGTTGATCTTATTGGAGTAACATCAGCAAAACTAGATCCTTCTTTGATATAGTATTTAAAGGTAGTGCCAAGTCCTAAATACTTAGTTGAGTTTAAAGCAACCCAACCTAGCAGTGCTCTACCTGTGCCTAAATAATAGGAGCTAGTTTCTTTTTCCCAACCACCTATTTTTTCTGGAAGTCCTTTTCTAAACCTAACTAAATTACCATCTGTCCAACCGCCCTTACTCATAAGGTCGGTCATTTCTTTGTTAATGCCTGGATTAAATTGTAATTTAGTTAATGGCACGGCTATACCTCATGCCATTCTTTGCCTTCAAACAATAAGGCTTCTGCTTCTCTCCTTCTTATTAAACCTTGTAAAACTTTACCGCCTGCTTTGTTCCATCTTTTAATTTGTGCAGGCACTCCCTCATAATCTTTATCGTTTAATACTTTTAACAAAGTAGAGTTTTTCAGATTGGTTGACCCAAGATTAAATGTCCAAGATACTAAAGCATCAAATTGATTTTGTTCTAATGGCACTTCAACAAGTTTGTTTACAGCTTCTTCAAATACCTCTACATCTTCAAGTAGTAACATGTCTGCTCTTTCTTGTGATATTTCCATACCTTCGTTTACATTATTAGTGCTTCCGTAACCTATAGTCCAAACACCTGCCGCACATTTATAAGCCTCAAGTTCACAACCCTCAAACTTTTTAATTAAAGACAATCCCTCTTGTGATATTTCCATGTTACTCTCCTTTGTCATTGGTGTGAGATGCTCCGAAATAAAACGAAATAATAGCACTTGCTAACCCTCCTAAATAACCTAACACTAAATTTATTAATGCTTCGCTGTTTTGCTCTGGTGGTTGTAGGGTGACTAAAAATATATAACCAAGAAATCCACCTATGGTAAATAAACCTATAATTCTAGCTGTCCAATCTTTGCTAAACATACCTCTAGCATGTTGTTTGTCTTGTGTTTCTAACTTAAAAACATCTACATCAAGCTCTTTCATTTGCACTTCAAACTCTTGTTCAGCTTTTTTAAGTTCCAACATTTGCTCTGGCGTAGCACTTTGCATGGCTTGTTGTATAGATTTTTGATCGTTAGATACACCTAATACTTCAGCTATTTTGCCCATAGCCATATTGCCTAGTGGACCACCCATAGCCGATCCTAATGTTGGTGCTACAGCTCCAACTATATTTTTTAGTAATCCTTTCATATTAATATGCTCGTTAATACAGCTATACCAATAGCACCAAGAAAACCAAACACACCAAATGTGGCAGCTTTCATAGTTGAATTGATATAAGTGATTTCTTGTTTTATGTCAGAAAACTCGTTAAACGCAGTTTTCCAACGCTCATGCGATATAGTTTCTAACTTTGTTAGTCTTTCTGCTACATCATTTACTGTCATTTTTTTATTAACCATTTTGTAATGTATATATTTTAATCGGCTTTTCTTTGCCTTTTACAAAAATACTATCAAGTTCTTTTAACATAATTTGATCGCTAAAGCTACTTGCACTGATAGTATCATAACCTATTACAATATCTTCTCCAACATCCTTGGTTGAGCTTTCAAGCCTTGCTGCAAGATTTACTGCATCACCAATAGCTGAATAATCAAACCTAGTGTCGCTACCCATATTACCCACAACAGCATATCCAGTATTGACACCTAGTCCTATTTCAATACCAAGATTAGCTTTTTTAATATTTTCTTGTATTTCTTCAGCACATAACACCGCAACAGTTTCATGGTTTGGTAAGTCTATCGGTGCATTAAATATGGCCATCATAGCATCGCCAATATACTTATCTACCATGCCACCGTATTTTTTAACTGCATCAGCTTGTATGGTTAAAGCTTTGTTCATAATTTTAGTTACTTCTTCTGGTTCTAGTTTTTCTGACATAGCAGTAAAACCTCTAACATCTGTAAATAAAAAAGTGCAATATCTTTTTTCACCACCTAACACTAGAGAACTAGGATCGTCTTGTAATTTCTTTACTTGGCGTGGATCAAGGTAATGTTCAAACTGTTTCTTAATCTGCTGTCTTAGTTTGTATTGTTGTCTGAATCTTAAGTAAAAAGCTATTGATCCTGTTATAAATTCAGATACTAAAGTCCAAGATACATCTACTAACAAACCTTGTTTAATCATGTAGACACCACCCAAACCTGTAACTAACATAAATACAGTAGCGATAGATACTCCCCATGTAATGCCAAAGTAATGCAATACAAACCAAACCAAACTAACAAATATTATTAAAATTAAAAGCTCTGCTGCTAATGACCAGTCAGGTATGTATGGTGAATCCTCTATTAGTATAGATTCAGCAAGTGCAGTTTGTATTTTATGTGGCTCTAAAAGTCCAACAGGCGTGGCTACTTGTGGCATGACACCGTTTGCTGTTACCCCTACAAACACAAACTTACCGTTGACATTCATTTCTTGTAAATCTGTTTGTGATGTGTCAACCCAACTAATCCACTTACGACCAAGACTATCTGTTTTAATTGGTGGTATTCCTCTGATTGATATTTCTTCTATACCATTATCATTAGTTTTTATAATATAAGTTTTTACATCAAACAAAGATTTATATATTTGTGTACCAAAACTAGGTATCCATTCGTTATTTGGTGTTTTAACTAAAAGAGGTATTTTACGAACTAATAAATCTATATCAGTAGGAGCAATAGCCAAACCTTGTAGAACATGATTGGATAGTAGAGGTAGGTTTGACTTTACTCCTGTAGAGAGTATACCACCATTATCATCACCAAGTACAACAGTTCCAGGTGATGTAGGATAATCGCCTTTACCATCTTCAAACATGGCTATAACAGAAGGAGCGTATCCTAATGATCTGGCAAAGTCTTCATCACCGCCCATTCTATCTGCTTGTGGAAAGCTTATAACCCAACCTACACCTAAAGCACCTTTACCTATTATGTCTAGTTGTATTTCTGCTAATCTTTGTCTAGGCAAAGGCCAACCGCCCTCACGCTCTACATCTTCTTCAGTTATGTTAAGTATGACAAAGTTACCTGATGGCTTTGGTGTTTCTATAAACTTATCAAAAGTTTTTAGTTTTAATATTTCTGTAGGAGTGCTTTGAAACAATAATGGTAAAGCTAGTATTATAAGTATTGGTAATAATAGTCTTTTCATTTAATCACTTTGAGTGATAGTGATAACACTGTCGCTTCCTCCGTTGATTTTTATTATATTAGATACACCATCTTGAATCAAAATAACTGTGTAAGCATTACTACCGTTTAGATCAACTCTAACACTTTCATTAACCTCTCTTCGCAAACTTACTACATTTCCTGTAATTAAAGCTGTTATCTGTGTGTCTGGATCTTTGCCTAACAGAGTACCTGCTATCTGTGTGCTAGTAGCTTGTGCTAACACATCTTCATCTTCATCTATTGCTAAAGCATCTAATACATTAAGCAAGTCTTCAAGATAATTTACATCAAGATAATTTATATCTAATTCTGTAAACTCAAGACTATCTTCTTTTAAATAATCTTCTGCAAGATAATCTATATCAAGATCATTAAAATCTAATACACTATCTGCTTGCGTAGTAGTGGTTTCTTCTTCTACTAACACTTCTTCTTTAGGTGGTGTAACAATAAGCATGTTATCTATTACATCAAGTGTTAGATCTAAAATTACAGGTTTGGTTGGAGCAGACTCAAATACGCTCACTGTAGTAGCTTCGTAAGGTTTGTTTAGTATAACGGTGCCCATAGCAGTAACTACCTCTATTTCGCCACTAGAGAGCCCTAGAGCGTCTGGTAGCAAAATTATAAGGCTACGCCCTAGTTCATCAACTGTAGCCGTAAAATCAGTCCCACGTATTGCTATGTTAGCTGTTGGTGTTTTAAGAGTTATGTTTTGTTTATCTATACGGTTTAAATTGCCTGTAATAAACCTAGCTGTACCAAGTCCAAAGGTAAGAGCCATTTTTGCTTTACTTGGGTCTGGATCATATATGTACTCGTCAATAAGTAGCTGACTATGTTCTGTAAGTTTTACAGTAGAATCATCAAGAAAAGTAATAGCCATACGACCATCTTTGGTTATGGCCTCATCATTACTTTGAATAGCAAACTTTAAATCTGCATCATAAGGCTTGTCTCTGACAATTTGAGCCGTACCGTTTAATTCAGATATATCTCCAATATCAACAGCTTGTGCTTGTACCTTGGTCGTTTTGAACAACACAAACGGTAGAAGCAGCAGTGCCAGAAACGGATATAATTTTAAGCCAGTCATTATCTTGGGTGCTTAGTTGTGAAATATTAAAAGTTCTCGAGCCACCTGTGTGATCAAGATAGAAATATCCACCTGCTGAAGCTGTAACTCCAGTACCAGTATAAGTCACTGTATTATCAGAGCCGTCTATATCCATATAGTTCGTTGCACCGTCTATATTAATATTTGATGTAACTGTGTTATTAGATCCGTTTATAATCCAATCTAAATCAAGCGAAGCTGCTAATGCTGTAGTTCCTTGGTTTAAAGTAAAAGTATTACCGCTACCTGTGACATCTACATATTGATTTGATCCGTCAGCACTATAAGTATCTGTAGGATCAACTTGTATGGTAAAAGTATTAGTACCACCGTCAAACTCGTAAAAGCCAGTAAAGTTGTCAGCAAATATATCGCCAAGAAATTTGTTAGTTGCACCTATCATGTTTATGTCAAGTGTCATACTATTACCATCTAAATCAAAGGGGGTTAAATTACCTGCAGAGCTATTTAACCCACCTATGATATTAGAAATACCTAGTTGTTCTAGGTCTATATTGGCTCCAGTACCAGATTGATCTACATATATTTCGTTATCAGCCGCGTATGTCG